GCACGAGCGGGGGGGGCTGGACGCGACCTATCAGCCCCCTTACGCTGCGGTAAATAACTCGAACACCGCACCCATGCTGCTGTCACTGACACGTAATGCGCGCGCGATTCCGGGCGTTCCCTTAGTAGTGAGTCAAAATGCGGAGCAATTGGCAGCTCGCGCTGGCTACGCACGACAATTGGCTCAGATTCGCGCTGCTCAAAGTCAGGTACCTGAGGTGCCGATTCCGAACGTTCTCAATCAGATCGCGGGGCTTTTGCCGCGAGTGGCAGGACCTACCGGAGCAGTGAACGCTCGCGAGACTCAGGGGCGTTGATGCGGCAACTCGCACGTAAAAGTGTAATCAAAGAAACTCACCGGTTCGGTGATGAGTCCGCTCCATGTGATCCGGATCCGCTGCGCGCGGCTATCAGTACCTGTCAGCGGATAATAGTTGTTGGTACCGCACTTCTTATCTGCCTCATTTGTGCAGTCCTGGGAACGCTGTCCGTCACAGCGCACCTGAAAAGCCTGTCGGCCATCTGGAGCCGTTACTGGATGCAGGGGATCAGTAGCCCAGTTGTAAAGAAGGAACATCCACCCGCACGTGAACAGCGCTGACAAGAGGTATCTGACCATTCCTTTGTACCAATACGAGTGCGTGTGTGGCGCACAGGAAGAGGCTACCCGAACGGTCGCCGACCGACATAGCGGTCCGTCTCATTGTGGGCAAAAAATGGCCCTCACCATCACCGCTTCTTACCATATTCAGCCCGGATTCGAGCCCTACCGCGCAGTCGGTATCGACGGACGCATCGTCAGCACCCGAAAACAGCATCGGGACATGCTCAAAGAGTTCGGCAAGGTCGAAGTGGGCAACGATTCGTCGGTTGCTCCGCCGAAGATGGAGCCCGGCGAATTCGAGCATCTACAGGCGGCGAAAAAGCGCGAAATAGTGGCGAGTTTCGCCGAAACTGACGCTTTAGCTCACGATCTTGCTAAATTCACAGGAGAACGATAATGTCGGAAGCTGAGGTCAGCCCGGAAACGGCAGCTGATTTATCGATCGAAGATGAATTGACTCAAGCGTTCGGCCCGGAAACGGCAGCCGAGCCTGAAAGTCTTCCTGCAAGTGCAGCGCAGCCCGCATCCTCAGCGGCTCCTGTCGGCGACTCGCAGTCACAAGCGGCTACAGCAGCCGTTGCTCCCCAGCATTGGTCCGAAGCGGACAAGTCGCTTTTCAGCAAGGCCCCACTCGAGATCCAACAGCGTTGGATTACCCGTGAAGCCGAGTTGCAACGCGGATACGACGCGAAGTTCCAGGAAGTGGCGGGGTTTCGACGCGAGCGCGAGCAATACGACCAGATTTTGGGACCGTTCAAACGGGATCTGGAACTGCGAGGCCTCTCCGCCCCGCAATTCATCCAGTCCCTGGTAGGCGGTCACAAATACCTGCAGGAGAGTCCGCGCGAAGCACTGTTGTGGCTTGCCCAGACCTATGGCGTGGACCCGAAAACACTGGCCCAACCTCAGGAGGGTGTAGACCCGAAATTCGCGCAACTGGAACAACGGCTCAATCAGGTCACCGGTCAGTTCGAAAGCTTCACGACGCGAGCTCAACAAGCGGCGCACGAAGAGAATCTGAATCGGGTCTCGAGCTTCGCAGAACAAAAGGGTGCAGACGGCCAACCGGCACATCCGTTCTTCGACGAAGTCGCAGGCGACATCCTGGCACTGATGAAGGCCACTCCGGGACTGGCTCTCGAAACCGCCTATACCAAGGCGGTCCGCATGAACGATGCGGTGTACGAGAGGGTGCAACTCCAGCGCACCCAGGCCACCCAGACAGCAACCGATGCCGCCAAGAAAGCGGCGGTCGACAAGGCGCGACGGGCTGCAGTACCAAATGGGACGGGGACGGCGAACGGGACCACGAAACCGAAATCTCTGGAGCAGGATCTGCGCGACGGGTTTGCCAACTGGGCACCCGACTGATGCACGGCCTGCTCCTCACCAGGAGTAGGCCATGGCCTCGCCGGGACTGTCAGAAATCGTCACAACGACGCTTCGCAATCGACAAGGTAAGACCGCAGATAACGTGAGCAAGGGCAATCCGCTCCTGTTCATGTTGAAAGAACAGGACGGATGGGAATCGGCCACGGGCCGCACCATCGTGCAGGAGTTGGAATACGCCGAAGGGCGCTTCCAGTGGTACGCCGGCTACGACATCCTGGACATCAGTCCGTCAGATGTCATCACGGCAGCCGAGTATCCATGGGCCCAGGCTGCCGCGGTCGTGGCTGCCAATGGTCTGGAAATCGACGTCCAGAACACGGGCAAAGAACAGATTATCAATCTGTTCAAAGGTCGCATCGGCAACGCCGAGCGCACCATGAAGAACCAGCTCACCTTCGGCATGTACTCCGACGGCACCGCGTTCAGCGGCAAGATCGTGGGAGGCCTGCAGCTGTTGGTGGCAGACAATCCGGCCACGGGAACGGTCGGCGGCATCAACCGGGCGACGAATGCCTTCTGGCGCAACCAGTTCTATCGTGGGTTCACGGATGGCGGTGCTGTGATATCAGCAATCAATATCCAAACCTATATGGACGAGTTGTTCCTGCGCTGCACGCGCGGCGCGGACAAGCCCAACATCATTCTATTTGACCGGCTGCTATACAAGTTCTATTGGGCCTCCCTGCAAGCGATCCAGCGCATTACCGATGGCAGCACATCCAAGCAGGGCGCAGGTTTCCGCAGTCTCGATTTCACCGGCGTGCCGGTGTACTACGAGGACAATCCGGGAATTCCTGCCGCGCATGGCTACATGCTGAACACGGACTACATCAAGTTGAAATACGCGCCGAAGCGCAATTTCACTCCCCTCCCGCAGGAGCGGGCCTACAACCAGGACTCGTTCGTGCAGATGCTTCTGTGGGCGGGCCAGTTTGTTACCAGCAATGCGTCCCTCCAGGGTGTGCTGAACAACGTTTGATTGGTGCTTCATGAAGATAAGTACAGCCAATTACAACGATTTCAAAACTGTTGTGGATTCGTTCGATGGATTGAGAACAGTGTTCTATGCGGCTACAGGTAGCAATACCGTCGCAGGTGCACTGGCCGTCTTTTTTTCCCGTGATCAATACGTGGAAACCGGCGCTGGAGCAATTCCAGTTTCAACTCTCCTGACCGATTTCCCCAATGCGATCCTGACCGTTTCTCCGGTCAGCGGTTCTTATTAGGAGCATTCCAACATGTGGATTCCACTCGACCCAGTCAACGTCGCTTCGGGCCCGGCGACGCCTCCCACAGGTCCTATCTCGGCGCTCGCCAACCTATCCACCAACTACGGTGGCCCGCGTCTGATGGAAACAGACACGGCGCAGAACTTCCCGTTCGGCTACATGATTCGGGCATTTGACCCGATCTTGGGTGTCGGAGAGTTTATCTACCTGCAGGGTCTTGCAGGCACAGTTGCCGGGACTGCTGTCACCTACAATTCACTTACGGGTGTGACGGCGTTGCTGGCGGCGACAGCCAATAGTGATCTGCCGGTGGCGATTGCGCTGGCTCCCACGATCGCCAATCTCTTTGGTTGGTATCAGATCAGCGGTGCGGCTAATTGTGTATCAGTCACGGCGGGCGCCTTGGGCACCGCCTATCAGGCAGCTGCTGGCATTACCAGTGGCGTTACGGCTAATCAGAAGATAGCTGGGGGGGCCCAGATCATTCTGGCTGCAAGCAGCACCTTTACTAAGATAGGTACGGTGCGCAATGGATCAACTGAAGTGTTTGTATCCAATCTGGATGGTGTTTTTGTAGGCCTACCTGTTTCCGGAACGAATATTCCGGGTGGCGCTATAGTGGCGCCGGGCTACAACAATTCACCCAATGCCCGTAATTCCAGCGCGGGCAGTGCGACATCATTTCTGATGAGTGCGGCGGCTACTCCAGCCGATGGGACCGTAACATTGACGTTCACTCGAACCAACTTCTTGGTGATGGGTGGACAGCGTTATTGCACACAGCCCTGATTACGACGGGGGCTTCGGCTCCCGTTCTCTTTGGAGGTTCCATGTCTGATATAGACAGTTTCGAAGACTCCGCGCCCAGTGATGTCGCCATTACGAGTTCGGTCGGCGGATTATCCGCAGGCGCGCAGGCGTTCATTCGTCAGTTTCAGCCGGCCGATGATGATTCCGGCTGCATCGCCACCTTTGAGACAGTGAGTGTTTTCCAACCCTTCAAGACCAAGCAGACGAAGGACAAGGCTGATTCTGAAGGGCGCCCATTCAATGCGGCGGATGAGATTTTCGAGAATGTTACTTTCATCCGCATCAATATCCGCGGCAGCAATCTTCGTGAAGTGCACCGGCCCATCCGGGATGAGGACAAGCGACGATTTCCGTTCTCCTGGCAGGAATATCAAAAAGGAGAGAAGGCTGCCTCTCGAGGTACCCCGCTCAACAAGCTGGCGGGTATGGATTCATCGATCCTGCGGCACTACCATGCGCTGAACGTCTTCACGATCGAGGATCTGTCGCTCGTATCGGATCTGGGATTGCAGAATCTCGGGACCGGCGCGCGGGAGTTTCGGCGAGCCGCTCAAGAATGGGTCGAAGCGCGTAAACCGGCGGCCGCCGCTGATCTACAGTTGCTCGATCTGGTCGCGCGCATGGATGCGAAGTTGGATTCGCAACAGGCTACCATCGAGAAGCTGATGGAGGAGAACGCCAAGCTCAAAGCGGTGAAGAAGAAGCCGGGGCCGAAGAAGAAAGCGGTCCCGCTTCCGGAGGCGTAAATGTCGCTGCTCTCGATCTGTCAGGCGGCTGCAGGAGCCAGCGGCTTCTCTGCGCCTGCGACGATCATCGGCAATCCGGACGATACCGCCATCCTATTGTTGCGCCTGCTGAACAAGGGTGGGAAGAAGCTCGCCTGGAAGCCCTGGGAGATTCTGCAGAAGGAATACACCTTCGCCACGGTGGCGGCGATGGCGACATACGCCTTTCCCAGCGACCTGAAATATTTCCTCGACTACACCGCGTGGGATCGCAGTCAATTCTGGGCGCTACGAGGCTCGCTGAGCCCATCGGAGTGGCAGCGATACAAGTCCGGCACCCAGACGACTACGCCGCGCACGCGCTTTCGTATCAAGGGAGGGTTGATCTATCTGGATCCCACTCCCGGTGGTGTCGATAACCTCATCATTGAGTACATTTCCAGGAACTGGGTGACGGATGTCGGCGGAGCCAATCCGGCCAGCTCATTCACAGCGGACGCACAGGTGAGCCTGATCGATGAGGATCTCCTCGAGCTCGATCTGACGTGGCGATTCCTCGAGCGCAAAGGGCTCGCCTATGCGGAAGCTAAAAACGAGTTCGACGAGGTGTTCGAGTCCACCTTCGGACGCGATGTGCCGAAAATCCCGGTGAATGCCGGCATCGACTACGAGATCTGGCCGCCGCTGCCCACCTTGCCGAGCACAGGTTATACGGGCTAATGGCCGCGAGACGAGGCATCAATCGGCAGCAGAAAGCGGAGCCGATCCCATTTCCGAGTCCCGTGGGAGGCTGGAATGCACGCGATGCGCTGGCCGCCATGCCACCGGAAGACGCAGTCGTGTTGGACAACTGGTTTCCCGGCCTGGGCTCGTGTCGAACCCGTGCAGGCGGAACGGCCTACGCGAATACGCTCGGCGGCGCGGTTCGCACGGTATTTGAGTTCAACGCAAAGACCACGCGCAAGTTTTTAGGCATGGCCGGCGGCAAGATCTGGGATATATCCGCCGCGGGTGCTGGCGTCTCCCTCGCCACGGGTTTTGCATCCGATGTCTGGGATTGTGCGCAGTTCGATGATGCATCCGGCGGCGCGCGCATGGGGCTGGTAAACGGCTCGGATGCCCCGCAGAACTATGATGGTGCGACGGTCTCGGCCATGACGATTTCGGGCAGTGGATTAACCCCTGCGAACCTCAATGGAATCCAAATTCACAAGGCCCGATCTTATTTCTGGGACGATCGTAGTCAGGACTTCTGGTTTTCGGCCACCAACGCCTTGGGTGGCGTGCTCTCGAAATTTCCCTTAGGCCGATTGCCCAACACCGGTGGCAATCTCATGGCCATGGTGACGTGGTCGATCGATTCCGGAAATGGCCCCAATGATGCGGCTGTGTTCGTAATGAGTTCTGGGGTCATATTGGCCTATTTGGGCTCTGATCCGAGCACGACGACAGACTGGTCGCTCGTGGGCCGATATAACTTGGGCGCTCCGATCAGCAAACGGGCGATCAAAAAGATTGGTGCGGATGTCGTCATTGCGACCAAGTCCGGTTACGTGTCGCTTGCGCAGATCTTCCAAAGCGGCGACTTCAACGAGTCTTCGAGCGCGATCTCCACCAAAATCCGTCAAGCGGTCATCGATGCCGCGGCGTCCTTCAGTGGTCTCTTTGGCTGGCATATGCAGCAGTATCCGAATGGCAATTATGCGCTGATCAACATCCCCACCTCGACCACGGACTTTCAGCAACACGTTTTCAACACGGAGACCCGGGCGTGGTGCCGGTTCACCGGCCAGAACGCGCTGTGTTGGGGTCTATACAACGACAATTTATATTATGGCACTGCGGCTGGAACGGTCATCAAGGCTGACAGTGGCACGACCGACAATGGCGCAGCCATTTTGTGCAACGGGCAGCCGTCATGGAATGATCTGCAAAATTCCAGTAAGGAGAAACGACTGTCGGGGCTGCGGCTTTTCCTGAGTCGACAGGCCGCCACGCTCAATTACGTGGTGAACGTGGGATTTGATTTCAAATCCCTCATTCCCATGATCAATCAGAACCTGTTGGATTTCACAGGGTCCACATGGCCGTTGTGGGAATCCTCACCGTGGGATACCCAACCATGGGGCGGTGGGGACTTGACCAGCAATCAGTGGTGCTCGGCCTCGGGGGCTGGCTTTTTTGTGGGGATCGCTGTGCAGATGCAGCTGAATTCACAGCGCGTGCAATGGTACGCCACCAACTATTTGGAAGAACCCGGGGGAGTACTGTAATGGGCGGTTGGTCAGGTGGCGTCTATACCCGGTTTCGCAACTGGGTCAGTGACAAAGCAAACTCCATCAATCCACAGGCGGCGCTGTTCGATCAGGAAGACGACGGCTTCGCAGCAGGACTCAACAACTGCGTTACGAAGGACGGACTCAACAAGCC